GCACAGCGCGAGATTTCGGGAAATCTTCTTAAAGGGGAAAAATGGAAATTCAAAGAGGTGGTATATATGGGTAGATCGAGAAAGCCGACACAAATTCACTTACTTAATGGTAACCCATCTAAAATAAAAAACTTAGGAAAGTACGAACCCAAGCCTGCACCTGTTGTTCAAGCACCTGGCCCTCCGTCGTGGATGAACAAAGATGGTAAAAAAATGTGGAGGCAAAGAGCGCCGGAACTCATAAGGATAGGCCTGTTAACAACAATCGACATTGAATCTTTTTCCATTCTTTGTCAATCATGGGGTGAATATGTTGAAGCAGTTAAAGACATAAAAAAGAATGGTAAATTCTATGTTTATACAAACAAAGCTGGGGCAGAGAACGAAACTGAAAGGCCAATGGTTAGGATGGCCCATAGAGCTTACGAGAGATATAAATCTATGTGTACTGAGTTTGGGTTAACTCCCGCCGCAAAAACTAAAATAGAAATTAAAAACGAACCGGAAATTGATCCTATAGAAGCATTATTAAGCAGGTGAGGTGTATGTACTTCGATCAGACTAAGGCAGATCGTGCCTTAAATTTTATAAAACAGCTAAAACACACAAAGGGACGCTGGCGAGGCGTTCCTTTTACTGTGCTTGATTGGCAGACAAAAGCAACGCAAGATATCTTCGGAACGATGCGAGAATCGGGTTATAGACAATATAATACAGCATATCTAGAAATTCCCAAAAAAATGGGAAAATCGGAGTATGGTGCAGCAATAGCCCTTTATTGCTTGACTGCTGACGATGAATGGGCAGCAGAGGTTTACGGATGTGCTTCAGATCGGGCGCAGGCAAGTATTATATTTGACGTTGCGGTTGACATGGTAGACCAAAATCCAACGCTAAAGAAGAAAATTAAACCTATTCTGTCGCAAAAAAGGCTGGTTTATTTGCCGACGAAATCATTCTACCAAGTTTTAAGTGCAGAAACTTATACAAAGCATGGTTTGAATGTCCATGCTGTTGTGTTCGATGAGATTCACGCACAACCGAACCGAGGACTTTACGATGTTATGACGGAAGGAAGCGGTGACGCTCGTGTGCAACCGCTTTTTTTCTTTGTCACGACCGCCGGAGATGATCCGGATCGTGAGAGCATAGGATGGGAAGTGCATCAAACAGCAGTAGATATCTTGACGGGGAACAAGGCCGATCCTACGTTTTATGCTATGATTTATGGAATTGACCGAGAAAATAGAAGAATTTGGACAGGCCGTGAATGCGAAACGACAAAAGAAAAATTGGACTGGAAAGATGAGAAGTTATGGGCGAAGGTTAACCCATCCCTTGGGCACACTGTGTCCTGGGAGAAAGCTAGAGATCAGTTTACCCGCGCACAAGGTAACCTTGCCAAAGAAAAGAATTTTCGCTGGCTGCGCTTGAACTCGTGGGAGAAAATTAAAACCTCTAAGTGGTTGGGTGTAGACTTTTGGGACTTGTGCAAAGGAAAAGTAGACATAGAGAGACTGAGAGGACGGCCCTGTTATGCTGGGTTGGATTTGTCAACTAAGATAGATATGACTGCTTTTGTCTTGCTTTTTCCTCCCGATGATATAAACAAAAAATGGATCGTGTTGCCCAAGTTTTGGCTGCCGGAGGACAGGATAAGAGAAAGAGTTGAAACAGATAAAGTTAAATATGATGAATGGGTTCAGCGAGGTTTTTTGCAAACAACGCCTGGAAATGTAATTGATTATGATTTTATTGAACAGGAAATTTTTGATTCTTATGATTTGTATGATATCCAGGATTTGGGTTACGATCCCTGGAATGCTATGCAGACTGCTATTAGGCTTGAAGAAAAAGGAGCAGAAGTTAACGAAGTTAGACAAGGATATAAAACCATGTCCGGGGCAATGAAAGAAATTGAACAGCTTGTCAGAGGCAAGAAACTGATCCACAGCGGACACCCTGTCCTTCGTTGGAATGTAGGAAACGTTGAGGTGAAAATGGACGAAAACGAAAATATTCGTCCGGTCAAGGGTAGGGGGACAGAGCGGATTGACGGCTTGGTGGCGTTAATTAATGCAATGGCAAGGGCTATGTTATACGAAGGTACCTCTGTCTATGACGAACGCCCGAAAGGTGAAAAAATATTCTCAGTATAGGAGGCCAACCATGCCTAAAAAAATGGAAGACTGGATTCAGGAATCCGCTATAATAGCGGGTTTTTTTATGTTTGGTTTTGGCTTGTACCAAATTTATAAACCTGCTATGTGGGTTGTGTGCGGAATCATGCTAATGCTGTTTGGTCTCAGGGAGGCGAAATAATGGCATTGATAAGAAGAATTTTGAATAAGACGGGGTACTCACTGAGAGACTTTGAGAACGACTTTTTCCGGCACTTCTACGGTGGATGGAAATCAACGTCAGGTGTAACTGTCAACGAAGAAACTGCCATGAAATTTTCGGCCGTTTTTACTTGTATAAAAATTATCTCCGAGGATATCGGCATGTTGCCGATTGAGATCAGAAAATGGCGAAACGTAAGAAACAAGGCGCAAGGTTCTGACTTTGCTTTCGATCATCCGCTTTATGATGCCCTATATAACGCTCCTAACTCTGAAATGATCGCCATGATTTTCGAAGAGACCCTGCAGTCCCACGTTCTTGCTTCCGGGAACGGATATGCATACAAGGAAATGGACGGCAGAGGCCGGACAAAACATCTCAAACTTTTGGATTGGTACGACATTAAGCCTCAGCGAAACGAGGATACCGGAGAGATCGAATACATTTTCAACGACCGGGGGAAAGAAATAATCTTCCCCTTTGACTATATTTTCCATATTCCTGGACTTGGGTATGACGGAATAAGCGGATATTCCCCGATCAAAATGGCTATGGACGCAATAGGCTTAGGCATAGCAGCTGAGCAATTCGCGTCTTATTTTTATTCAAATGGCGCGAACGTTGGCGGTTTTCTTGAAGTTCCAGGAAAAGTAAAAGACCAGGATTCATTAAAAAAAGAATTTGAAAAAAAGTTTGCCGGACTGGGTAAGGCCCATAAAGTTTTATTCCTCGAAGAAGGTATGAAATTCCAAAAACTGGTTATGCCGCTCCGGGAAGCGCAATTTATTGAAGTTCGTAAATTCCAGAAACAGGAAATAGCTTCAATTTACCGCATGCCCTTGAAAATGATCCAAGACCACGATCGCTCTACGTATAGCAACAACGAGCAACAAGAACTTGACTATGTGAAGCACACGTTGATGCCTTGGATCGTGAGATGGGAGCAGAGCATAAACAATAGACTTTTGACCAGAGCGGAGAGGGCACAAGGTTATTTTGCCAGATTTAATGTAGACGAAATGCTCAGGGGCGATGCAGCAAGCAGGGCAAACGTGAATCATATCAAGCGACAAGATGGGGTTATAACAGCAAATGAATGGAGAGCAGAAGACAACATGAATCCGCGACCGGAACCGGAAGCGGACATGCTGATTGTAAATGGCAACATGAGGCAGATCAGTGCAATAATGGATGAAGAACTGCCGACGGGAGGTGAGGGCGATCAAAAAAAGGCATAAATTTTGGCAATTTAAAGCAAAAGAAGAAAAAACGGGCGATCTTTTGTTGTATGGAATCATTGAAAGTCAAACTTGGTGGGGCGACGAAATAACCCCCAAGCAATTCAAAAAAGACTTAGACGCATTAGGTGAGATCGATTCTTTAAATGTTTACATCAATTCCGATGGCGGGGATGTATTTGCAGCACAGGCAATTTATTCCATGTTAAAAAGGCATAAAGCTAAAGTTGTTGTATTCATTGATGGGCTTGCTGCTTCCGCTGCTTCTGTCATTGCGATGGCGGGGGACGTTATATATATGCCTCAGAACGCAATGATGATGATTCATAATCCTTGGACTATTGCGCTAGGGAACGCTGAGGACTTTCGCAAATTAGCCGATGATCTGGACAAGATTAGAAACGCTATCATTAGCGTCTATGAAACAAAAACCGGACTCGAAAAGGACAAAATCATTGAATTCTTGGATTCAGAGACTTGGTTTACTGCGGAAGAGGCAGTTGAACTAGGGTTTGCAGATGAGTTAGAACAAGAAAAGAAAATAGCAGCGCAATTGAAATGGGGAACATTGGTCATAAATGGAATAAAAATGGATCTATCGAAATATTCAACGCAACCTGAGTTATCAAACATTTTGGTCGATGATCCACCCGAAAGGGAGCAACAAGAAGAGCAGCAAACACAAGAAGAGCAGGCAATTGACCTGCTTTTTTTATGTCAAGAAACGGTAAACGTCAGAAAGAAAAAATATTTAGGAGGTAATTAAATGAGCACACAGGAATTACTGCAGAAACGCGCTGCACTTATCCATAAGCAGGAAGAAATGCTTAAAACTGCTTATGATGAAAAGCGCAACATGAATGTCGACGAGTACGAATCTTTTAAAAAAATGGATGAAGAAATTGTTAATCTTGAGGCTACAATCGATGCAGACAAAAAAGTCCAGGATCGTTTGTCAAGCCTAGACGAAACCTATAACCCTATTAGTTTATCCAAACCCGTCAAAACCAGCGAACCGGAGCCGGAAATAAGTTTTGGCGAGGCGTGTGTGGCTGCTGCCTTGCAGGCTAACCCAAACATGAAGCTCCGTAACGGAAGCGAAATAATGAACAAAGTCAATAAAATAAAGGCCGCTGCAACGGGACATTCAGCAAACGTTCCCTCTGATGGCGGTTTTTTGATCAGTCCAACTTTATCGAAGGAAATTATGCAAAAACTGTACGAACAGGGAGCCATTGTTGGTCGCTGTGCAACGTATGAGATTGGTGAATACTCAGACAGCCTCGAAATTCCCTATGTTGAAGAAACCAGCAGGGCGGCTGGTTCACGCTGGGGTGGACTGAGGGTGTATCGCGAAGGCGAGGTTGATTCTCCGACTTCCAGCAAAACCGCTATCGGTAAATGGGAATGCCGGGTAGAGGACGCGAAGGCCCTTGTTTACGTGACTGAAAGACTATTAAATGATGCTCCCGCAATGGAATCTTGGATTATGGATTTAATGCCGCAAGAATACGAGTTCAAACTCGAAGATGAAATCTTAAACGGGACGGGCGGGAATCAATGCAAAGGAATAATCGGGGATACTGCAACCGTTTCTGTGACCAAAGAAACGGGACAGGCCTCTAGTACAATTGTGTTTGAGAATATTGTAAAAATGTGGTCGCGAGCATGGGGACGTGGGCGGCCTAATTCGGTTTGGCTGTACAACCAGGATGCAGAGCCGCAATTATTTTCAATGGTTTTGTCGGCTGGCACAAGCGGAGTTCCTGTTTTTCTGCCTGCCAATGGCCTGAGCGGTTCTCCTTATGCAACTTTGATGGGACGTCCGATGATTCCTGTAGAACAGGCAGCAAGCGTAGGAACTGTCGGTGACTTAATTCTTGCCGATTTTTCGCAGTATGCTTTAGTCCGCAAGGGTGGGTTAAAGAGCGCCAGCTCGATCCATGTGAGATTCATATATGACGAGATGGTATTCAAATTCAATATGCGCGTAAACGGCAAACCAAAATGGAAAGCAAAACTAACTCCGTATAAAGGCGCGAACGATCTTTCCCCGTTTGTCACTTTAGCGAGTAGGTAATTTAGAAAAAATTAGGAGGTATTAAAATGGCTAGAATTAATATGGCTGAAGAGTGCCATGTTGTCAATATCTTGGTTCCGCAGGATGTGTCCGGAGCGGTAAATTCCGATGTGTTCTCTATGCGGAATGCTTCTCATGTAACAATAATCGTGCAGGCCGGATCGACAAACGCTGATGCCGGTAATGTCACGATTGAGGAATGCGACAACTTCACGCCTTCCAACTCAACCGCGATAGCATTTAATTATTACGCAGAAGAAACTGATTCTGGTGACACTCTAGGCGATAGGACAGCGGCCGAAACCACAGGCATTGATGTATCCGGAAACGACAATATATTCTATGTGATTGAAATCGACGCCGAAGAACTTACCGAGGGATACGAATGTCTCAGGTTGTGCTGGAGTGCTTGCGGTGGTGCAACATACGGCAGTGCAGTGGCAATTCTCTCTGGCTATTCTTATGCTGGCAAGAACCAGAATACAGAAATAGCTTAATCAAGGGCCACCTTCGGGTGGCCTTAGTTTACTAAGGTTAAAACCCTGAAAAACAAAGGAGTGTAATAAAATGGGAACTAGAACAGCTTTATTCTCCCGAAAACAACCGGGAGGAGTTTTCACGATCGACGATTTTGGAGAGCACCCGGGAAATATTTGGTTTGTGGATTCCGGTAATTCGGACGCGTCCGATACCGCCGGATTTGGACAAAACCCGGATGCTCCTTTCGCTACGATTGATTACGCAGTAGGAAAATGCACGGCGAATAACGGCGATGTGATCTATGCTTTACCCGGCCACACCGAAACAGTATCAGCTGCCGGGGGGCTTGATTTAGACGTTGCCGGAATTAAGATCGTGTTCCTGGGCGAAGGCTCAAACAGAGCGACAATTAAATTCGGGACTGATGCTGACGCGGACATGGATGTCGATGCTGCTAATATCACTTTAGTTAATCCACGTTTTGAGGCCGATATTGACGCACTGACCGGCCCGATTGACGTAAACGCAGCCAATTTCACGATTATAAATGGCGAATGGCATGACGGGACGCAGAAGCAGACCAAAGATTGTATCATTGCTGATGCAAACGCCGACTATCTTTTCATCGATGGTTGGCGGTATTTCAAAGGTACTGCTGGCACGCAGCAGGAATCCCATATCCAAATTGCCGGGGCAACGAAGCCGATATTGAAAAACATTGACATCGTTGGCGACTTTGACACCGGCGCGATAGAAAACGGCACCGCCTGGGTAGATGCCTACCTGGAAAACGTTCATATCGATAACCAGGCACCCGGCCCAGTGGTGGGCATACTTCTGCAAGCAACTTCTTCCGGCTCTGCCCGGAACTGCCACGTGAGAGTTGCCAGTGGTTCGACGTATATCACCGCCGACAATGACATGCAATGGTTTGAATGTTACGGAACCGGCACGGATGCCACCGGCGCGGAAGAGATCGGGACTATGCCAAGCGGGTCAGTAGAAGGAAAGATTGATACTCTCACTACGACAGTTGGGACACCGACAGATACCGATATTGCGACAGATATTGCAAACGTCCAAACTGAGGTAGACAAGATAGGTTCGCCGACAGATACCGATATTGCGACAGATATTGCAAACGTCCAAACTGAGGTAGACAAGATAGGCAGCCCTGCTGGAGCTTCAGTCTCGGCGGACATCGCTGCCGTTGCTGCTTCCGTCGGTAAATCCGCTGTCTATTCGCAGGGCGTGTGTGATTCTGGCATGGCAGGAAGCACAACTACCATAGTATGCGATGATTTGGCTGGTTATGGCGATGATTTCTTCAATAACCAGTACTATATGCAGGTTTTGCACAATGACAATTCTGCCGGGAATGCACCTGAAAAGCAAGTCAGGCAAATAACTGACTATGTGAGCGCAACCGGAACATTTACGACTAGTGCTTTCGGCGCGAATGTTGAAGGGGACGACATCATCCTAGTCTTGCACGAATCCGCTATAGCAGTTGGGCGGGACGATGCGGATAACGCATTTGCTAGCACAAACGTTGCGTCTAATGCCGATGGATCGATGTTAGAACGGCAGGAATATGTTCAAGAAACAATCGGAACTCCTACAGATACTGACATAGCAACCGATATAGCAAATGTAAAAACAGAAGTGGATAAAATAGGAACTCCTGCCGATACCGATGTTTCGACTGATATAGCAAACGTAAAAACGGAAGTCGACAAGATTGGCACTCCTGCCGGCGCCGATGTATCTACCGATATAGCTAATGTCCAGAGTGAAGTTGACAAACTTGACGGGGCAACCTTAGACGCTGCTCCTGTGGCTGGGTCTGTAGGGCGGTATGTTGCCTCTGGCGGAACTGCGCTTGGCACAGAATTGCCCGACAGCAAGTCTCTCTACGACATGGTTCGGCAATACGGCGAAGGATATCTGGTAGAGAAAGCAATTACTCTCGATGGTTCAGTCTCGTATGACGTATTTACCGTTACCGGTGTTGTCGAAGTCTCGATTGTGGGATATGTAACGACTGATGTAGCAGCGCATGCGGACAACATTTCGCTTGGCGTGACTGGCGACACCGCTGGCTTAATTGCTGCAACTGCTGGAACCGCCTTTGATCAATACGATATGTGGGTAGATGGTACTCCCGCTTTGGTCGGGCAGCGTCCTTCTCCCGCTTTCATTGGCAACGGCGCGGACGTAAAATTGACCGGAACGGCGAACATTGACTCGGGCGCGATCACCTTTTATTGTTTTTACCGTCCGATTTCCAACGATGGCGCGGTAACGGCAGCTGCATAAACAGACTTTGAGGGGAGGCGTTAACCTCCCCTCTAAAAAGAAGGTGAATGAATGGCTACATTGGTCACAAATATACAAAAATGGGTTGGCACGGCTGCTGAAAGAGCGGCCATGAGCACGACCGGAGTTAAGGCGGGATCGATGTTTGAAGAAACCGACACCGGCCTGATCTACAAATGGGATGGCTCGGATTGGTTTACCTCGGCGAAAGAAACTGTTCAATTAGGTGCAAATTCCGGCGTGGACATCGGGGACGTAGACGTAAAATCTTTGACCAATTCTACTCACGACAACTGTAATTTGAACGCCAATATCCAGGTAGGGGATGCCGATGTTGATTCGGACAATCCAGTTCCTGCTGAGCTTGTTGGCAGCAACACAATAAAAGGCGCAGTTAAAAATGTCACTACAGCAGGGACAAGAGAACAGCTCCACGCCGATTATGATTGCAGGGAAGTAACAATAATTGCCAAACGGGCAAATACTGGTTATATCTATGTTGGTGGTTCTGATGTTTCGAGTTCTGTTTATGGAGCAGAACTTGCTGGGAAAGATAGTATAACAATTATCGTTAATAATTTAAATTTGATTTATATCGATTCTTCTGTTAGCGGGGAGGGCGTTTCATATGTCGCGGTTTAAACCTTCTTATAGCGAAAAATTAAATTTATTGAATGTCGAGATAACAAACCTTGTTTCCAACGGCGATTTCTCAGACGGAACTACAGGTTGGGGTGGAAGCACCTCTACCTTGTCAGCTGAAAACAACATCTTAAGCGATACTTGTAATGGAGAATTTTATGCTGGCGCTGCATACCAAAGTAAATCGCTAGACAGCACGCACAAATATTTTTTGAGAGCGAAAGCGAGGGTTACCAATGCAGTTGCTTTGTCTCTGAGAATCACAATGCAGACTTTTGCAACAAATATCGTTGTAGAACAAGAAAATCCGTCAGAAAACGAGTGGTACACATTGTACGGTGTACACACACCTGATGAATCTGCAAACTCTGTAAAAGTATATCAGGGATATGCTGATAGTGCTACAGCAAATGGGAAAGTAATGGAAGTGCAGGAAGTTTTAGCGATAGATCTCACAGAAACTTTTGGCGCGGGCAATGAACCTACAGCAGATGAGATTGAAACTTTAATCGGCATAGTGCCTGAAAACTGGTTTGATGGAGTGTATAAGCCTACCCAAATCGTTATGTTTAATTGGTTGCTTGCGATGATACGAGAAAATACAGCAGCAATAGCTGTATTGGAAGGAAGTTAAATCGTATGACCAGACTTAAAATGCTGACCAGAGGCCCGAACAACAATCACGAGGTCGAACAAATAATCGAAGTAGACCAGCAGCGAGCCAAAATCCTGATTGAAGGAGATCACGCGGAGGTGGTGACAGATGAGACTAAACCTAATAACGCCCCCGGCAAGAGAGCCGTTAAGCCTCGCACTCGCAAAGCAACACCTAAGAATTGATTCTGATTACACGGCAGATGATAACATGATCCAGGGGCTGATCATTTCCGCGCGTAGATACTGTGAGGGGTTCCAAAATAAGGCATATTTACAACAAACTTGGGATTTATGGCTAGATGGTTTTCCTGATTCTGACTATATTGACATTCCTTTGTCGCCCTTGCAATCTGTGACTTCGATTAAATATTACGAAACTGATGATACTGAAAACACGTTTAGCACGGATGATTACGATGTTGATGACAAGGGGATCGTTGGTAGAGTAGTTTTGAAATACGGGGAAACCTGGCCTTCGGATGTTTTGCGTCCTTCCAACGGGGTTGTGATCCGGTTTGTAGCAGGGTATGAAACATATTCTAGCACGGTCACGGTTGCCAGTGATACTTCGGTGACCAAGACAGCGGGCGATGATTTCGACACGTCTTGGCAGGCGGGAAAAATTATTGATATTGCTGGATCGCCTTACCGGATCGCTTCTGTTTCAAGCGATTCTGAGCTAGTGATTGCTTCTTCCGCGACTGATGGCGAGGGACAAGCCTTTCTTGCCGATGATGTGCCGGAACACATTGTCCAAGCCATGATTTTGCATGTTAAAATGCTCTACGATGACTACGAGCCAAATCTCCGCGACAGGATGAAGCAGGCACGGGACGCTCTATTATGGATGGATCGGGTGTATGCGGTATGACATATTTAACCAGCGAACAGATGAGAAACCAACTAACGATCCAAACCAACACTCCCACTCGCGGGACAAGCGGAGCGGAGGTAGATTCTTGGGCAGACACAGTCACGGTTTGGACGCGGAAAGCGCACAAAAACTCACGCGAGTACTTTGCAGCGCAGAAAGTGAACAGCGAAACAACCGATCTGTTCATAATCCGCTACCGTACCGGAGTAACGACAAAAAACAGGGTTAAATACGGGTCGAGTTACTACGACATTGTGGGGGCAAACGATCCGGACGGACGGAAAAAAGAGATACATTTGCTGTGCAAGGAAGTGCTCTAATGGAAATTAAAGGAGAACAAGAATTTTATGATGCGTTGGATAAATTAGCCCGATCCGTGAAGCCGGCTAAAATAGAGCCTATTTTGAACAGAGCGGCGCAGATAATTTCCAGGGCATCCAGGAAGCAAGTTCCAATCGGATTGACGAAAAACCTCAGAAAAGCAATAAAAACAAAAAAGCTAAAGCGGTTCATGTCCTCTCCGGCACCTTCCATTTCTGCTATAGACCGGAAGAAAGCTCCGCACGCATATTTAGTCCATGAAGGCACGGGAGAGCGGATAGGCAAGCGCGGATATCCACCGTATAGAGGGAAACATTTTGGCAAAATGCCATCTCAACCCTTTCATAAAAAAGCCTGGGACGAGAACAAGGCAAGAGTGCTTGCCTATGTTTCAGCAGAGATCGCTAAGTTGATTAAGGGGGCGGTTTAGATGGACATCGAGGACGCTCTTTACACGTATTTGTCGACTTATTCGGGCTTAACCGATCTTGTCTCGACCAGAATTTACCCTGACATCTTTCCCCAGGAGGTCGTTCCCCCGGCAGTTGTGTTCACCCGGGAGAGCGGCCCGCGCGAAATGGCGATGGGCAGCAGGCCGGGGATCGCATACCCTCGCTACAAATTTACTGCGCTTGCGAGTACAAAAACAAGCGCGGTTGATGTTGTTGATCAACTGAGGGCTGCCCTTGATTATTATTCCGGGACGATGGGTGGGGAAAGTGGCGTAGAGGTATTATTTTCCAGGGTAGACGATGAATATGACGAAGAACCGGACAGTTTGCTCCAGGGAGATGCGGCTCAAAAATATCGTATGAGATCGGCAGAATTTATTATCCATCATAGGGAGTGAGGCCATGAACAATAAAGACAAAATTAAATTGACAAGTTTGCTAAGCACCGCAGGGGCAGCCATCGAGGCTGCTTTTGACATTTTGGAAAAAAGTGGAGAGTGTGACCATCCGATTGACAAAAGGAAAGACCATTCCACGATGGGCACGAAACGTTGGCAATGCGGCGTATGTGGGTATGTGTATGAGGAGGCGAAATAATGGCAACCTCAGTTTTGAAAAACTGTAAATTATATCTAGCACAGTATAACCTTTCTGCTGATCACAACAAAATCGCTTTGAGCTACGGTGCCGAAATGAAAGACGATACGGTATTCGGCGATGACACGAAGTCAAACAAGGCAGGGCTTCTGACTGTGGGCATGAGCGGAGAAGGGTTTTGGCAGGCCGATGCAGACGATTATCAGGTTGAAGATGTGATCTGGTCTAAATTCGCAACAGCAGATGTGCCAATGACGATATGCCCGACCACCGGAGCAGACGGCGAGCGGGCGTTTTCGTTTAAATCAGTTCTTGCAAATTACGTTCCTGGTGAAAGTGTTGGCGAATTGCTGAAATTCACTATCGAAGCCAACGGGACAGGAAAACTCGCTCGAGGGACGATCATGGCGACCGGTGCCAAAACTACAACCGGCAACGGAACAGCCAGACAATTGGGGGCAGTGACCGCAACGCAAAAAGTTTATGCTGCCATGCATGTTATCGCCGTATCCGGAACCGACCCGACTTTGGACATGATCGTTGAAAGCGATGATGCGGAAGGGTTTGCTTCCGGCGTACCCAGGATCACATTTACCCAGGCAACAGCGATCACGTCTGAATGGAAAACGGCAGATGGGGCGATTACTGACGATTGGTGGAGAGCTTCTTGGACTATAGGCGGTACGGATGATCCAAGTTTTACGGTAGTGTTATTTGTTGGAATTTTATAGGAGGTGTTAAAATGGCAACTTTAGTCTTTAACGATGCACACGTAACGATCAACGCTGTTGATTTAAGCGATCATGTTAAGAAAGTGACTTTGAACTACAATGCAGCTATGTTAGACGATACCGTTATGGGCGACGACACAAAGTCGAATATGGCGGGGCTAAAAGAATGGTCGGTGGACATTGAATTCTTGCAGGATTACGCTGCCGGCGAAGTTGACGCTACGTTGTTTGATCTTGTTGGTGCTGCTGCTTTCGCGATCATTTTGAAAGCGAACGGCGACACGACTTCCGCAACCAATCCGAAATACACGGGCAACGCTGTGCTAGAAAGCTATTCTCCTATGGACGGAACGGTAGGAGATATAGCTTCAACCTCGATCACCTTGCAATCGGCAGGGACATTGTCTAGAGCGACTTCAGATTAAAGGGAGGAAAATAAAGTGAAATTTTTAAACAAAGACCAAGTTCTTAGCGCAAACGATGAGGAAAATAAAGTGGAATTTTTAACCAAAGATCAAATTCTAGGAGCCAGTGATATTGAAGAGAAGGTTGTCGAAGTGCCGGAATGGGGCGGGAAAGTCCTGGTGCGCGGGTTGACAGGCGTCCAGAGGGATGCATACGAAAAGTCCTGCCTCGAAGGAAAAGGAAAAAACAGGGATATAAACATGATCAACGCCAGAGCCAAGCTCGTTGCCTTGACTGTTGTTGATCCAAAAAGCAAAGCCCCTGTATTTTCTATGTTAGATGTAAAAGCACTGGGCGGTAAATCGGCTAAAGCCTTGAACCGGATATGGGAGGTTGCCTCTGAATTATCCGGCATTGGTGAAGAGGACGTTGAGGAATTGACAAAAAACTCCGAGAGCGTCCCGGAAGATACCTATACTTTCAGTTAGCGGAGGTCTTCGGGATGCCGGTTTCGCAACTGTTAAATTCTGTCTCTAGCCGGGAAATATCTGAATGGGTAGCTTACTTTCGGATAAAGGAAGAAACGGAAAAAGAGCGGATGCGAGAAACGGAACTAAAATCGCGGGCAGAGAAGCTAAGAAAAAGAGGCTAGCGGGATAAGGACATGCTAGTATCCATCCGAACTGCGAGCATGTACTTACCCCTTATATTGCCAAATTTGACCGTAGCCCTGCCGCAACACAGGCGGCGTTTCGGTCAAGCAAGGTTCAGAATGGGCCTAAATACCAAAAATTAGAAAGCCAGTATAGGAGTTTAGCACGGCAATAAAATGAAAGGATGGTTGATAATGAGCAAGATTGCTTGGTATTTGAGACAGATTTTACCTTTAACATACCGTACGCACTATAGGCAAAATGGCAAGGGGTATTTTTGCGTTTGGCAAATGTGGCTAGGGCGTTGTTTTAATATTTCAACTGTGGAAATGGTAAACAGATCTGTTTGAGCAAACTAAAAGGTTATACTGAACGATGGTTCGTATATCCCGAAAGCCAAATTGGAAAGAGATACTAAGCACCCTTGAGGGGTGCTTTTAAATTGAGTGGGGTGATTTAATGGCAAAAACTTTGGCCTCGCTAATGGTGGTCATAGGCGCCAAGACAAGCGCATTTGAAAAGGCGTTAAAAAAACAGGAAAAAGCACTTAAAAAATTTGGCAGGGTTGCGACTTCGGCAGGCGCAACCCTTACCAAAGCCATTACCCTGCCTGCCCTTGCACTTGGTGCAGCGACAGTAAAATCATACGCCGATTTTGAAAAAGCTATGGTTGGGTCAACTGCGATCATGGGCGACCTGTCCAATGAAATGAGAACTAAAATGGAGAAAACTGCCCGCGAGGTGGCGAAAACCACTCGATTCAGCGCAATTGAAACTGCTGAGAGCTATTATTACCTCGCCTCTGCCGGCCTTGATGCGGCGCAGTCTATAGAAGCGTTGCCAAAAATGGCAGCATTTGCCCAGGCTGGCAACTTCGATATGGCAAGGGCTACCGACCTTTTGACCGATGCACAATCAGCTTTGGGTCTGACAATTCGGGATGATGTTGTAAAAAATATGAAAAATATGGTAAGGGTATCTGATGTCTTGGTTAAAGCCAACACTTTGTCAAATGCCACGGTTGAGCAGTTTTCCGAATCTTTGACCACGAAAGCAGGGGCAGCGTTGAGGATTCTCGATAAAGATGTTGAGGAAGGCGTTGCTGTTCTGGCTGCCTTTGCTGATCAGGGGCTTAAAGGTGCAGCAGCGGGAGATGCCCTGAATATTGTTTTGCGGGACTTACAACGCGCCTCAATCAAAAACAGAGATCAGTTTAAACGTTTCGGGGTTGAAGTTTACGACACAGATGGAAATATGAGGAATATAGCTGATGTGGTTGGCGACCTTGAGGGTGCATTAAGCGGAATGTCCGATGAACAGGTCAGAGCAACGTTGATGACAATGGGTTTCCAGGACAGGAGCGTTTCCAATCTTATGACGTTGCTGAGTACTTCAGACGCAATCCGTGAGTACGAAAGAGAGCTTAGAAAAGCAGGAGGCACGACTGAAAAAGTAGCTAACAAACAACTCCAAAATTTCTGGGATAAATTAGGGCTAATGAAGTCCAGACTTATTGATGTTGCAATAGGGTTGGGAGAATTGTTCGCAGGGCCTAGAGTTGTTTCAAATACAAACTTTATGCCGGTAGGCTCGAAAGAGCAGCGAGATTATTCTACTTTAGCTCCCTCAATTATTGAAAGTTCGGTTTTCCCTGTTTTGGAAAAATTTATAACGAAAGTTGAAGAACTTGCAAACAGCTTCGCTAATTTGTCCACAGAAGAGCAGCAAAACATAATTCAGATGGGGCTATGGGTTGCAGCCATAGGCCCAACGCTTTGGGCGGCAGGGCAATTGGCATTTGCTGTAACTTCTCTGATCAATTTATTTATGATGCTAGGCGGGGCGAAAGTTATTGGATTTGTGATAGTTATGTTGGAAGAATTAGGAATTATGTTAGGGCTGTCTACTGGTTCCGTAGGAGTTCTTATGGTTGCGCTTATAGGTTTGGCAATTTGGTTAGAAAAAGAATGGGGCATTATTAGCCAGATGTGGGATGTCCACAAATTGTATAGAGCGCAAGATTGGGAAAAATTTAAAACTCAGATTCTTGGCATTTGGGATGATATTCTTTATGGTATTAAATGGACTGTTAACCAAATAATTGAAGCTATAAATTGGATGACCGGAGCATTGAATGAAATTCCTGGAATAAATATTAAGCCAATTTCCAAATTAACCCTGCCAACTCTTGGCGAGACTCCTCTTCCGGTTGGCAGCAAAGAAAATAGATATCCTAAGCTCGCCACCGGCGGTAACATTTTTTCTTCGGGTATGGCTATGGTTGGCGAGCGTGGGCCTGAAATTCTGAACCTCCCTAGAGGCGCACAGGTAACCCCGTTGAGTAAAGCAGGAACAAAAATAACTATTAACATAAATGGAAATATCTCAAGCGAGAAAGACGCTGATTATTACGCAAACTACATGATCAAGAAATTGCAACTGGCAGGGGTGACGCCGTAATGAGTTATGTAATTAACATAGATTCTGTAGACAAAACATCTATAGTCTTAGCTAAGACCTTAAAAGTTTCACCCCGCGCGGATGAGCGTAATTCATGCTCGTTCACGGTCAAGACCACCGCCGGGAGTTTCCTTCCCCGCGTTGGTATGGACGTTCAAGTCGTAGACGGAGACGAAACCGTGTTCGGCGGGATCATAACCAACGCTCCCCAAGAACGGCCGGGGACAGGGACAGGCGACACGACAACAATATATGTAGAGGTCATGGCCTCCGGGTATTCGGTTATTCCCGCCCGTAGAGTGGCAAATCTTTCATATTCGTCCAAAACTTGTGGGTATATCGCAAACGATATGATCACGCAATATCTTACAAGTGACGGCATAACCGCTGGAACGATTAATGATGGGACAACGCTAGATTCATACAGCGCAGAGGGAAAATCCATAAAAATGGTGCTGGATGAATTAGCAGATATTTCCGGTTTTAAGTGGTACATTGACAACGACAAAGAACTGATGTTCGTGCAAGACGATTCTGTGACAAACATGATCTCCAACGGCGACTTTTCGGACGGCACTACAGGTTGGGGTGGAATCGCCTCTACCTTGTCAGCTGAAAACAATATCTTAAGCGATACTTTACCAAAGTAAATCGCTAGACAGCACGCACAAATATTTTTTGAGAGCGAAAGCGAGGGTTACCAATGCAGTTGCTTTGTCTCTGAGAATCACAATGCAGACTTTTGCAACAAATGTGGTCGTAGAGCAAGAGAACCCATCAGAGAATGAATGGTACACACTGTACGGTGTACACACACCTGATGAATCTGCAAATTCTGTAAAAGTATATCAGGGATATGCTGATAGTGCTACAGCAAATGGGAAAGTAATGGAAGTGCAGGAAGTTTTAGTAATTGATATGACAGCGCACAACCTAGATCACTTAGACGCAGATGAGATGAACTCTTTGTTTTCTGCTTGGTTCGATGACACCACGATCCGTCCTGCCCCGCGCGATCTCACGGAGGACGGAGAATTTGCGAACATAAAGACCGAAGAAAGCCTCGAATTGTACCGGAACAAACAGACGATCCGGGGCGGGGTGATGGCCGACGGCTCTATGTTGGTCTACACGAAGGAAGATGCCGCAGAGATAACCGCACGCCAGGCAATCGAGGGCGGATCAGGCATACACGAAAACGTGTACTCTGATAGCAGCATTATCACAGAGGCAGACGCACAAACAGCAGCGGACAATCTTCTGAAAAAATACGGCAGGGTGCCTGTTCACCTGAGTTTTAGTTCAGATGAGACTGACTGGCGGCCGGGGACGAAATTAAAGGCGAATTTACCCACGTTCGGCATATCCTCTGACACATATTTTCTGATCGAAGAAGTTTCGATCGTTGATCTGGGCGCGAGAAATTTACGTTCACTCATCTCTGCCACAAAGAAAGACGACACAGATTTTTCCACGCAGAGATCGGAAAATTACATTGACTACTTCTCCAAGCTCGCAGGGAGCACGGTTAAAACTTTGAAACACGCGGTAGACTATACCGATCTGATTCCCGAAGGGATATACCCGGGTGGGACATTCATAAGCGAAAAAACGATATACTCTCCTACCATCGCCGGAACTGACGGCCGGTTCTCAGGCGAACTCAAAGTCGGAACTGGCAATGACTTGGCAGGAATTTCCGGCGTGGGAACAGACGGCGGCGACATCAGGTTTTGGGCGGGGCACGCAACAGCAGCTTCTGCTCCTTTCAGAGTTACCCAGGCTGGAGAGTTGACCGCAACTAACGTTGTTTCTATGGCGGGCACGTTCACCGAACTTATGGCCGGAACAGAAGGCGCGGCAAGGCTGGAAATGGGCGATGATTCGGGGCCGTTTATTGATTTTTATGACAGCGATAACGATTTACGTATTCGGCAGATTTCAACCGGACAAGAATTTTGGAAAAACAGCATAAAAGGAGCTACGATTGAGGCGACAACAAGAGATGTTTATACTGACTTAACAATTTCTGCTACATCTAGGGTTCAGATCACGCCTTTGGCTGTTATTTACGAAACCGATCCTGCCTATGGATGGATGGTAAGCCATGAGCCTGATATGTCGGAATGGATTTTTATTCGTGAAGCAGATAGGGTCGTAACTGAGCGTGCTTGGCTAGGATATGTGGATACTAATTTTGAATTATATTCGCAAGAAAGAGATATAAAGATACACGCGGGGGCATATAGTGTTCGATTAGGCAGTGACCTTATTCCTGATACAAACGATTCAGTTGACCTTGGCAGTTCCACCCGTAAATGGAAAGATTTTTATCTTTCTGGCGATGCATCTGTTACGGGGAATCTAACCGCCGGGAGCATCGGCATCGGGGAATCTTCCCCCGAAGAAGAACTGCACATCCGCAAAGTTGGAGGGCCAGCACTTCTTCTACACGACTATTCCGCGAACAACGATGGGACAACCTACAGCGCGATAAATTTTTGGGGGTCTACGGATGCTTATGCCGCCGCAACTCCTAGCGCGCAGATCAAATTTGAGCGCACTACTGCCGGGGCAATTTCTGATATTATTTTCTCTGCTCGCGGCGTTGCTGGCGGATCAACTTTCGGCGAGGCAATGCGAATTGACGGCAGCGCAGGAGGCAAAGTGGGGATTGGAACTTCAGCGCCAGTGGGCAAGGTCTCCATCCAAGATGGCTCAGGGTTTGCAATATGGGCAGGGGCAGATGTGGATGCCGATACCTTGACAAACAACACCCGCAAATTTGTTCGCATTGGCATGCCTCATTATACTAACGCGGAAGAGCCTTTTTCGCTTATTGTGGGCGATTCAGACGGGACAGACAACTTTGTCAAGATTGGTGGAGGGACAAGCCAGGGGAATGCAGCAACTGAAATTATTTTTTACACCGTCTCTACAGGCGATACAACGACCACAGGCACGGAACGAGCTAGGATAGATAAGTGGGGAAAGTTTGATATGAGTGGTTCTACCTTTCGATTAAGATCGTCCGAAACTCCGGCCTCGGCCTCGGCACCAGGAAATGAGGGAGACGTATGTTTCGATGTGAACTATATGTATAGATGCGTTGCAACTAACACTTGGAAAAGGACGGCATTAAATTCTTGGTAGGGAGGCAAAACCATGATCTTGTGCTACATGCACGTTCCATTCATGTATTACATTGGGTTGCTACTGTTCGTTTGGTTTGTGGCGAACATTTATTTCATTACCAAATATTTTAAAGGGAGGAAGAAAAATGAATATCGACATTAATGAAGTTATGAAGAAAATGGCTGGTCAGGTAGGCCAGCAGGCAGCGAGGATCGCAGTCTTGGAAACGGAGAACGAATCGCTCAGAAAAGAAAATAATGAACTCAAAGAAAAGGCCAAACCGGAAACGGTTAAAGAAAAGAAAAAATAAAAAAATGGAACGGATTTAATTTAATTACAGGAGGCAGTTTAATTGGTTGAAAAAGAGCAATGGTACAGCAACAAGGAACTCCACGAAAAAATAACAGACCTTAGAGATGCTTTGAAAGACCTTAAATCAGATTTAGAAATAACAAGGGTGGCAGTAAAAAAATACAACAATCTGCATGCAGCTTTAAATGGCGTCGAAGTTAAAGTTGACATTATAGAAAAAAAGGTAAACGATGCGGAACAAGAGGCAAAGGTAAAGGGTAACATAGGCCGCTCTATTCGTGAGTGGGGAGGCTGGATTATTGCTATAGTAAGCCTCGCCTTGATGTGGTATAAGGTTTTTGGAGTTAAACCGCTATAGGCGGTAAATTATTTTAAGGAGATGATTTTGTGTTAGAAATAGTTGAAGTGTTGGAAAAGGCGTTGGGCGATCCCTGGGTATTATTATTCTTGGCAACCTGGGCAGTAGGGTATTTTTTGAAAGAATATACGACTTTAAACAACCAGAAAATCCCTTGGGTGTTGCTCCCCCTCGGAGTAGGGCTTGGTCTAGCGTTGATTGAGGTAAGCATCGGCGGGGCTATTATCGGTTGTGTTGTGGCCCTGGTTCAGTTAGGCGCATACGACGCAATTAAGCCAATGTTAAAAGGAGCGAAAAAATGAAAATAGTATGCCTTGATCCTGGCCATGATTTTAGATCGGTAAACCGCTCTCCTGACGGTTCGTACTACGAGTGGGAATTTAACCAGGACGTTTGCAACAGAGCAGAGGCCATGCTTAAAAAGATTCCTGGGATTATCTGCATTAAAACGAAGAATTTTAGTGATTTCCCCGTTAGCCTTGAAGAGAGAGTTAAGTTCGCCAACGAAGCTAAGGCCGATCTGTTCATATCTCAACACAGCAATGCTTACGGAGACGGTAAAGAGTGGACAACCCCCAACGGTTTTGGGGTTTATTGTTATCCTGGGCGCAACCTTGCCCTTGCTCAAATAGGGTTAAAATGGTGTCAAGAGTTGATCCCTATGAACGACAGGGGAGTACGTGAAAGGAATTTTCATGTTTTAAGGGAAACCAAGATGCCGTCCATTCTTTTTGAGACAGGGTTCCACACGAACAAAGAAGATGTGGCTAAGCTGAAAACTCCAGAACTAAGAGAACTTGCTGCCAAAGTTTTGGTTCAGACAACTTGTGAATATTTGGAGGTTACTTATAGGGAAGTTGGCGAAACCAAATATTATGTAGTGCAGCCGGGCGATTCCTTTCACGGAATAGCCAAAAAAACTGAGGTAAATATAGAAGAACTCCTGACGGTTAACCAGCATATACAAGACCCGAATTACATTTACGCAGAATACGGGGGAGATATAATCTTCCTGGAAAAACCTAGCCAGATTGAAGCAGAACTCGCTGCCGTAAAACGGGAAATTATTTTAACCAAAATAAACTGTGAAGAAAATAGTAAAATTATTACAAGGCTTCAAGAAGAAAAAAGCCAATATGAAAAACGCATAAATGAATGTAAAAATATAGGAAAGCAAATTAGCGAATTAGTAAAACTGTTAAGTTAATTCCTTCCCCTTTTTCCTCCTTCCTACGCCTCCCTCCGGGGAGGCATATTTTTTTTGCCTTTTTATAACTAATATGTTATAATAAATTTGAACCTACAGCTAACACTTCGTTTAGTAGCTTTAGCAAGAGAAGGGCGTCCGAGTGGCGCCCTTCTCTTTTTTCTACGAACCAAACGCCTGTTCGCCCTCCCACCCCTAAAAATTCTTCCCCTGCTAAACTTTCTCTTTCGTGGCAAGACCTTTGTATTGCTTTATACCGGAATCCATTCTAACGGTATAAATTTGGCTTATGGTGTGAGTTGCCAGAAACTAGAAAAATAAGAAGTTAAAAACGGCTAATTTCAGAAAAAAAATAAAAAAAAGATGAAAAACTTTAGTTTTTTTCTCCAAAAGGGGTTGACAAGGTGGGAGTATAGGTGTATAATGTAAGTGTAAGATAAAAGAACAAAAACGAGGAGGAAGAAAGATGAAAAAATACACCATTAAGCCGAAATTCAGAGTATGGGACTTAATCGAGAAAAAAATAGAGGTGTGCGCGGGGAACAACGAGTACATAATTTGCACTGGAATGAGCTATGCAGATCAAACTCACGCCCCGGTCCAAATCTGGGAAAACAACAAGCTTCTCTTGGAAAAAAGTTTTCCCAAGCAGAGCGAAGTAATAAAAATTGTGGCATGCTTGCCCGAAAATCACCCGCTAGAAAAAGCTATATGTAAGTTATTGGAAGAATACGAAGCAAGATTTTAGTCAGGAGGAATGAAAATGAAAAAAGAAACTGCCTTAAGGCTGTTGGAGAGAGCGCGGGAGCTATGTCAAAAATATAGCTCTGGGACAGTTATAATTTTCAAAGATAGGACCGTCAGCTATGTTTCTGGTAGTTGGGAAGCCCAAAAACCTGTGCTTTTGGAAATCGGCGTTTGCAAAAACGCTATTCCGGAAAGCGAGATAGATTACTTGGCCTATCACTTGATTAGCAGCGACGCATTTTAGCCTTGCCTCCCCGTAGCCTCCCGCATGGGAGGTCTCGGGGAGCGTGAGAGCTTCAAAAAAAATTGAGGGAGGATGAACGATGAGAATCTGGAACAGCTACAAAGAGGTTGACACCGCAATCGAAACTATTATCACAATTTTTGACGAAACTGATACGCTGCCGGACATATTAATAAAAACGTATAGTACCAATTTGCAACATGCCCGCCGGGGAATTTTAGCAAGGTTTTATGAAAAGTTGGCAAAAAAAGCACCGGCATTGTTGAAATATTTTCCAGGGAAGGATGAAGAAGAATAAAAAATACCAATCTTTTTCTGGAACAAACTGGATGGCAGAACTTCGGCAGAACTTTCACGAGTTTTGCCGTTTTTCTTAGCATATACAAAAAATTACAGAGCCGCGAAGCCCCGTAATTCCTTTGTTTTGCTGGTCGGAGCGACTGGATTTGAACCAGCGACCTCTTGACCCCCAGGCGAAAGCTGTCCTCATCTTTGTTCGTACTGAATTAACCCGGATTCCCACGAATAAAGGGTTTTATCAATGCACGTAGGGGGCTTTTTTCGTGTTTTCATGTGTTTCATTTTGGATTAGGGCAGAACTTTTGGCAGAACTTTTTTGATCTAGATTCAGAACTTGATCTATTTTTTGGGATGCTTCGTCCTGCATATCAGCGACAAAGTGCGCGTATATGTCGGTGATTGAGATCGAGGAATGACCCAGTCTACCGGAGATCACTTTCATGTGGACGTTCGCTTGGGCAAGCATAGTTGCGTTGGTGTGTCTGAGGGAGTGAAAGGGAATTTTGGGGAGTTTTTCTTTTTCTATGACGGATTCAAAATGCCTGGTTAAATTCCGAGGGGAAATTGGTGTTCCGGCTAAACTTAAAAAAACCAAGCCTTTGTTGTCATACCCCAAAACAATTCTTGCCTGTTCCTGCAAGGCTTTGTGTTTTCTGAGAACATGGGTGACGTTGGGCGATATTTTTATTGCCCTTCTTGACCCTTGCGTTTTTACATTTTCTTGCAAAACCGCTCCCTTGCGGATGGCAACTAGAGAATTGCGGACCACAATTATTCCTCGATCCAAATCGACATCAGCCCAATGTAAGCCCAAAAGTTCTCCGCGCCTCATGCCAGTTGCCAAAGCAAGGAGATAAAGGGGGTAGTGCTGGTGTTCGGCAACCGCCTGTAAAAATTGTTGCGCTTGCTTCGCTGTCCATGCTTTTTGCTCTTTTTTCCTTTGCCTCGGGGGATCAACTTTTTCTGCCACGTTCCGGAAGATCAAGTCACGCTTGACAGCGTGTTTCAACGCCTCCCGTATGATCGTATGTATATATCTTACAGAACGTGCCGAAAGGCCGCCTGGTTTGCCATCAGCACGACCTTCTTTCAGTTTCTTGGTATAGAGCTTGTCCAGGTGTGTTGGCTTTAATTTGGCTAACTGAATACTGCCAATTTCAGGAACTATATGTAAATCTATGAAAGATTTATAACTTTCGTGCGTTGTTTGCCGTAAATTAATACCGTAATTTTCTAGCCAATATTTCAAATATTCTCCTACCGTTTGTGTCGTTGACTCAAAGAACACCCCGTCTTGAAGCTCTCTCAATTTGCGCGTCAGAAGCGCGTCTGCCTCTTTCCATTTCGCCGGTCTATTCAGGCCAAGCTCTTTTCGGACAGAGAGGGTTTTTCTCCGGCGGTCTCGGGTGTCAGAATCAAGCTCCAAGATGAGGTAGTAATTTTTTCCTTTTTTTTGGATGTGCCCGCGCATGTCTTCTCCTTAGAAAATTTTAGTTGTAGTATAAAGAAAAAATATAATTGTAATTATAAGTGGTATTAAACAACCAATAATTGTTAAGTTTTTTCCTATTTCTTTTGTTATATATGCCCCGCTTAATCTTGGTTGTTTGTTTTTCCAAACAATCGAGGCCTTACAGTTACCGCACAAGGTAACTCCTTCTTCGATGGTTGCGTTGCATTTTGGACATTTAGCCATATAGATTTCCCCTTTCTATTTACTGGTAATTTCCTTTTCTGTGATTTCAAATATAGCCTGCCCAAAGCCAAAAACTTGTGGTTGGAAAATAAACTCCCATTCGGTTTGCCCTTTTTCAACGGAAAAAGCTATTTCGCCGCTCATTTTACGTCCTGCGCCTAGTTCTCCGTCCAGTTGCCCTTTTGTGTCAGCAAATATTTGAAGTTTTCTTGTATAATTATTTTCATCGTAAAGTTTAAACATCATTATACTAGAAATTACTGCAAATTTGTTGTCGGTATTTTCTATTGTGCAGTCTAAAACTAACCATTTTTCGTTAGCTTCGGGGCTTATCCATTGATCCCCAGTATCCCAACGGGCAGAATTGAGGGTGAATATGAGGCTTCCCATTTTTACGGTATCACCTATTTTGAATATTTCTTGTTGTGGTTGGGGCTCTTCTTGGGGTTGTTCTGTGGACTGTTCGGGATCAACCTTTTCTGGTGTTACTGTTCCCGAAGCGCACCCGGCAACCAAAACTAAGCTCAAAACGATAAGTAATACAAAAAATCTCTTCATGTTTTATTCTCCTTATTTATTGCAAATATTTTGCTCTTACAAGTGGCAAGGTAATATTATAACCGGCGATCGATTCGTACGTATAAGAACCGCTAACTTCTCCCCAAACAGTAATAACATCTTCTTCGTAAATATCTGTAGTACCTAAGTAAACTACATAAACCACATCGTTATAGCTCCATCCGTAGCTTGTACGGGTAACGGCTAACCGGATATCAGCGCTCCCGCTTTGTTCAAGTATCTGAAGAACTTCGCCTTTGAGTTTTATTCTTTCACCTTTCAATGAATCAGCATCTTTTTTTAGTACCCTAAATTCATAAGTTTTACAACTAGCCTTGTAATCGGCAATTTCTTTTTCTTTTTTAGCCTGAATATATGCCTGTTCTTTTGAATCTATTTGCAGCAACAATTTTTGGGCTTCAGTAAGTTCAGGATTATAATTTAATGCTTTATTCGCTTCTGATTTGGCTCTGATGAAATTGTTGTCGGATAAATATTCTTTTGCTGCCTTCAGGCAGATATCAGCTTTTATATGGTTGATTTTGGTTATTTTTGTTTCTGCATCAATGTAATTTGGATCACTGTCAATAACCTTTTCCAAAAAACTGAGTGCTTTTTCGTAATTTTCTATCTCAAATTGCTTTATTCCTTCAGCGTAATTTTCTGCGGAATAAAGTAAGTTTATTTCTTTAATTTTATTTTGAGCGTCGGTATACTTTGGATCATTGCTAGCGATTTTTTCCAAAAATTCAATTGCTTTTTCATAATTGCCAGATTCAAATTGCTGGATTCCTTCTTCGTATATTTCTATAGGCTTAACTTCTTCCTGTGATTCTTTTTCAGGCGTTACTGTTTCGACGGTGCAGCCAGTGAGCGAAACCAAAATTAAAACAGCAAATATTACAAAAAATCTTTTCATTATCCATCCCTCTCCTTTTGCTTTATTTTTTTAAAATTTAACAATAATTTCCGGAAAGCTAAAAAAATAAATAACCTTTCTCACGATATAACTTTAGGCTTGTCCCGACAAATCTTTCTGTCACGTAGAAATGCCGTGCTAGATCATATTCTGTTTCATACCCTTTGTAAACCGCTTCTTTAATTTTTTCCCAGGGCAGAAGATATTTTGCTGCCCACCACAACGCCAGCTTTTCATATTTCATATACATATACTGACATTCCCTGGCAAATGCAAGCAGATCGAAAGCTGTGGTAAAATGATGCCCGAGTTCCTCTGCGAAGATACAGCGTAACAACCTGGGTTTAAGCTCTAAGAATTCTTCCAAAATTATAACTGGCGATCTTTCCCCCCTGCGGAAATAAGCCCCCAAAATATCTTCTGGCAAAGACCAGAATTTAACAATTATGCCTTCTTTCTTTGACAGCTTAAACATTTCACCAGGCATGTTTTTTTACCTTTCTTTCTTTTTCCTTTCCTCCTCTTCGATGAAGCTCTCTGCCAGCTTTATTATATATTCTCGAACCTCCGGCGATATTTCGCGCGGGGCTTTGGTATCATGGGCAGCCAGGGTTATTTGATCGCGGGAATCTGATCGGCCGCAAATATAATCCATCGAACATTTAAATAAATCGGCTAAACGTAATATTGATTTTGGATCTGGAGTTCTAATGCCGCTTTCATAGTGAGAAATAGTGGATTCTGCTAAATTAAGCTTTTGCCCAAGTTCCTTTTGTGTTAACCCTGCGTTAATGCGTAATTCTCTGAGCCTGTCTTTAAACTCCATTTATTTATAACACCCTCCATACGCTATGTACAGATTTTACTTCAAAAACAAAAAAATATCTATTTTTCTTTACAAAAGGTATTGACGCTTTCCATTATGTATGGTAATATAAAACTATACAAAGCGGAAAGTCAAAAAAGGGGTGATTAAAATAGTTTCGATAAAAAACTTAAAGCTATTAAGAAAGGCATTAAAATTATCACAAGAAAATATGGCGAGAAAGCTTAATATTTCTAACTCCTATTATTCGCATTTAGAATCTGGAAAAAGAAAAATATCCCTTGATTTGGCCTATAAAATTAGTTGCATATTTAATCTCACCATAGAAGAAGTTTTTTTTGCCGAAAAACAGTCCGTTTCGTATAGTTGCGACCAAAAGGAGGTGTCCTAATTGAATAGACGTTCGCTCCCCCTCTGGCTCACGATCCAGGAAGCCGCTGAGCTGCTAGACGTGAAACCGAATACTTTGTACCGTAAATTACATCTTCTTCCACTGTCCCCACACGGCAAGCCATACCGAATTGACAGAGACGGGTTGTTCAGAATGGCTAGAAAAATGGCCTAGTTATAGTATACGCATTTCGGGAGTTTATATTGCATTTTTTTGAAAACTTCAAAAAACCTAGAAGGGAGGGTTGGCTGTGAAGAACATTAGACGCTTCACCCTGGGAGAACAAATCAGAATAGGGCGCGAGAAGAGAGGCTTCCCGCAATTTTACCTAGCCCACAAACTCGGAGTGAGCCCTGCAACACTTTGCCAGTACGAAAATAGTACTAGGCCAATTCCCCGCGACATAGTTGCGAACGTCGCAAAGTTGTTACATATAACTGAGCTATTGGAAGGCGAATGTGCCATGTGCCCGGTGGCATGGGCACTAAACGAAATGTGCCCGAAGGACGCAGCGTAGTAAACCAGCGGCAAGGGCAAGGGGCCGTCTTTTGCCCCTGTTGCTGAAAAGTTTGGCGGGGTGATGCAAGAGAACATAACGTGCTTGTGGCAGATACGAAATCGCGCGAAAAGGCGTAGATGTGAAAAAGCTGCCGTGCCGGGGAGAGTGGCCCCGGCCCCTGCCTAAAACAAAGAAAGGAGCAAGACAGTGAATTATCAGGATAAGTATGAAGATTTGCTTTCCAGGTACCGGCGGCTGCAAGAAAAGCATAACAAACTACAAGCGGAATGCAAAAAAATAGGAGATAAGTTAGACTCTGCTAACCTCAGGATTGAGCAAGAACTAGAGCCCAGAATCGCACATGAAAAAAGGGAATACGACAACTGGGTTACTAACCTGCGCGGGTAATGTATTTTTAAAGCTTGGGCGGGGTGGCGGAACAGTAGACGCAATGGGATAGCGGAAAGCATGGGAAAATTCCAGATAACTACCAAAAGCAGTCACTGCAGGGTTCGAGTCCCTGCCCCTGCCGTACATAATTAAAACCCAATGCCGCAAAAGGCTGAATGGGATATCTAGGTATCGCCGGGGGTGCAAAGGGTAGGCTGGGCTGCCCGGCAAGCCTGGCCAATAAAAAGAAAGGAGAGAAATTAAATGCACGGCGACCTGAACAAGTTTGTAGAGTGGCAAAAAGAAGCACCCAAGCGGAGGGCCGTAACAATAAAAATTGGCGAGTTCGGGATTCCGGATCACCTTAAAATTTGGGTTTATGACTATGTTTTAGGCGTTGGGCAGATGGTGTCCGATGCCAGCGAAATCGATCTAGTAGCCAAAAAAGAAAAGGATGAGCAGAAAAAATACCAGGAACTCAAAGCTAAATTCGAGGGGGTGGCAATATGAACCTGGATATGTATAGCCAGGGCGCACCTGACCCACAGGCAGAAGCGCCTGTAACGAAGTGCGATCAATGTGGGAGAGAAATATATCCAGACGAAGATGTTTATTTTATAGATGGACGTATATTGTGTACGGAATTTGACAGTTGTTTGTTGGAATATATAGATCCGGAACTTATAACCGTTGAAGAGGCTTTAGAGAAAATTTGAGGGGAGGGAGAAAAAGTGGAAAAGACATTACTCACGAACAGCACCATTGGCCAATTTAAAAATTGTCGTAGAGCTTATTATTATCGGAATACATTACAATTAGTACCGCGAATCGAAAAAGAACCTAAAGGTATTGGTTCTGCTGTTCATAAAGGACTTGAAATTGGTAATGTTGAGGAAGCATTAACAGTATTTGATGATATTTTTCCTTTTGATCAAGACGAAGCAAATAAAATAGAAGTTAACAAAGCTATAGTACAGGCTATGCTAGAAGGATACTTTGAACGGTTTGGTATCTGTTTCCCGGAGGCAGAAGAAAGAAAACCAGAGCTTATATTTGAAATTCCGATTATTAATCCAATAACAAGAGCAAAAAGCAGAAGTTTTGTGCTTGGTGGCAAGCCTGATGATTTGGTAAAGATAAATGGCCAGTGGTGGCTTGTAGAGTATAAGACGGCTGGCACAGTAGACAAATCTTACATTGATAAATTAATGCTTGATACCCAAATAACAACCTATATATATGCTATTCAAAAATTCTGCAATATTAAAATAACTGGTGTTATTTACCGCATACTCCGCAAGCCTTCTATCCGGCAAACCAAAAAAGAAACAGTTAACCAATTCATTAATCGCCTTATTCAAGACTACAAAAACCGTCCAGAGTTTTATTTTTACGAAGAAAAACTCTACCGCTCACAGGAAGATTTAGCCGAATTTGAAGCTGATTTATGGTGGCTCACACAAGACATGCTTAAATGCCAACGAGAAGGGCTTTGGTACAAAAATACAAGCCGGTGTAAGGACTGGGGGAAATGTGAATATATTCCATTATGCGCTAAATACCCAGATGCGAAAGATTTGTTTAAACAAAAGGAAGTTAATTCTGAATTAAAGGAGGAGGAAGAACATGGCAGCGTTGCCAATTTCTAAAACACCAACAAAAACAAAGCTAGAAGAACAGGTTATTTTAATTTATGGCCCACCTAAAATTGGCAAATCTACATTAGCAAGCCAATTTGATATGCCTTTGTTTTTGGCGACAGAAGCAGGGTTAAACAGCTTAGAGGTTTTTCAAACACCTATTCCAACATGGGAGGCGTTCTTGGTTTCCTGCAAAGAAATTGCCGAAGGAAAGCATCAATTTAAAACAATTATCGTTGACACAATAGACAACTTATTTAAGGCCTGCTCAGAATATGTCCGAAAGAAAAACGGCATACAGCATGAGTCTGATCTTGATTGGGGTAAGGGGTGGCAACTGGTTAAAGACGAATTTACAAGGGCTTTAACTAAACTAAGTTTGTTGCCGTATGGCTTAGTTATGATTAGTCATTCCGACACTATTGAAATTAAAACTCGCACAGCAACAATAAACAAAGCAGTTCCTACCCTGCAAAGATCAGCTAGGGAAATTGTTCTGGGAATGAGCGACATAATACTTTTCGTTGAAAGCACCATAACTGATGACGGAGAGGTCAGAATTATCCGCACTAAGCCATCGGAAAACTGGGAAGCAGGAGATAGAACGGGTAAATTGCCTCCTGTTCTCCCGTTGGATTTTCAAAAATTTTGTAAAGCATTTTATGAAGGAGTGAAAAATTAATGGACGATATTAGGAGTCAGTTAAAAGAATTTGACAGTGCTTGGCGAGAAGCGGTTGTAGAAGATGAATTTAAAAATTTGCCTGACGGAAAATATCAGGTAAGTATTGATGAAATAAGATTTGAAAATGCCAAAAAAAGCGGAAGATTGCAGTTAGCATGGGTTCTTACTGTTATCTCTCCGCAGGAAAATAAAGGCAGAAAAATATTCCACTACAGGGGGCTTGACAACGAAGAAAGCGTTAAATGGATGAAAAAGGAAATGTTTATTTGCGGATTGGATTCTCCTAATATCTCTGATCTGCCGGATAAGTTGCCTAGCATACTTGATTCGATTATTGAAGTTACGCTCAAAACCAAGAAAACCGCTAACGGGGAATTCCAAAATTGTTTTATTAATAAATTACTTGATATTGATGAATTTGAATCTACGGAATTTGCAGAAGATGATTGCCCGTTTTAATTTTAACCCTTAGTCCAGGTTTAACCGCCTGGGCTAAGAGAATTTGAGGAGGGGAGAACATGAGAGAAATTAAGTTCCGGGCATGGGACAAAGACAAAAAGAAAATGCGGAGCAAGGCAATGCCTACAATGTCAAGGGGAATTTCTTTCTATGTTGACGGAAGGGAACATGAAGGCCATATATTTCACCCAGTTATTGAGAGGTTCGAGGTGATGCAGTTCACCGGCGAGCGAGACAAAAACGAACAGGAATTATGGGAGGGAGATATTATTCGTTATACTAACATTCCCTGGGATCTTGATATTATTAGGCCGATTGTGTATAGATGGGGTTCTTTCGGGATTCAGGGTAAGACGAAGGCAACGCATATTACTTTCGGAAACATGCCAAAAAAATACATTGAAAAACTTGGCAATATCTATAAGGACAGTGATTTGCTAGGTGGCGACAATGAAACCTCTTAATGAGTGCCTATACTATCTTGTCCGCGAATGGGGCGGGGCCGGGCCGGAAGCAGACGATACATACTTCGAGGACGCACTGAAGCAGATCGACAAGGAGCACTTTATGCGCGGAATTGAATTTGACGCGTTGGTGAAGGCCGCTGAGAGGCGCGGGCGGTTAGGGGAGTTGGAGAAAATTTATGAAGAGGTAAAGGGGCGGGAAGATGGCAAACCCACAACCCGATAAATATACAAAAATTTCTAACGAATTATTGGAAAATATACCTAAATTTAAGTTTAACGGGATACAACTTAGAATTCTAATGGTTGTGTGGCGTTACACTTATGGGTTCAACCGCAAAGAGCATGAAATGTCAACCTCTTTTATCGCCGATGCTGTGGGGGCAGATGTTCGGCGGGTTAAAAGAGAAATAGCAAACCTTATAAAACTGGAAGTTATAACTATAGTAAAAAACGCTACATTTAGCAGCGCGCGGGTTCTTGCCTTTAACAAAAATTATGATAGGTGGGGGCTAAAAAGACACCAGGGGGCAGAAAAGACACCAGGCGACAAATGCACACCACCCCAGGGGGCAAAAAAGACACCACCCCCAGGGGGCGAATTTGCCCCCCAAGAAAGACAGTACTCTAAAGACAATATTAAAGACAGTACCCCCCTAACCCCCCATAAAAAAATTGTTGATCTTTACAACAAAACTTGCCAATCATTACCAAGAGCTGAGCAAATAACCGGATCCCGCAAAAAACTTATGCGCTCGCGTTGGAAGCAATATAATACCCTGGACATTTTCAAAAAACTGTTTAAAAAAGCCGAGGCCAGCGACTTTCTTTCAGGCCGGAACGGGCGATGGACAAGTTGTAACTTCGACTGGCTGCTGAAAGAAAGTAACATGGTTAAAGTTTTAGAGGGAATTTATGACAATGAAAGGGGTGGTAACGGTGGAGCAAATCGGGGCGAAAATATTGAGAATCCAGGAAAAGGCCCTGGAAAATATGCGCACCTTTACACCTGACCCAAGTATGTGCAAATGCAAGAAATGCCTTGATACCGGGTTCGACAAGGAGACCGGCAAGCAATGCGAGTGTGTCAATCGGGAGTATATATACTCGCTGTTCAGATCTGCCCAAATTCCTAAGAGGTTCAGAACTAAAACGCTGGACAATTTTGACCAAAAATTTCAACTCAAAGCGTACAAAAAAGTTCGGGAATACTTGAATAGCTGGAACGCAAACGCCGGGAGAGGGTTGTTTTTGACCGGTCCGGTAGGCACGGGCAAATCACACCTGGCTTATGGAATTTTAAGGGAAATGGTTAAAAAACAGATAAAAAGCATGGCTGCAACCGTGCCCGATCTCCTGGACGACTTGAAGCCTAAAGAGGACAGGAAGGGCGACACTCGCATGGAGATTCTAAAAAGAATAGACTTTTTACTCCTTGACGATTTAGGCGCGCAGAGAAACACCGCCTGGGTGACGGAAAGGCTGTTCGTGATAGTGAACGCGCGGTATTCAAATATGCTGCCAACCGTGTTTACGTCGAACGTGTATTTAGAAGATTTAGAAAAAACGCCTGGCTGGGAGAGAATCACGGACAGGATTCTTGAAACTTGCGACTTGGTGATCATGCCGGGGAAATCATACCGCAGGCGGTTGGCGGAGGGGAAAACTGAAAGGGAGTGAAAAAGTGAGTGAATTGCGAGTTACGGTTGATCAAGTCATGGTTTGGTCTCCCTGCAAAGAGTACACCAGAGCGAGGGTTGAAGAACTTTTTGCAGGCAGGGAAACTGTTACCGCGATTGATGTGCTAGAAATGGACATACCCGCTGTAGATCGGCTATGGGCTGTTTGCCGTGAAGAGTTGATCCCTGCTGCAACCTTGCATGAATTTGGCTGTATTGTGACTGAGCAGGCTCTTATACGAGAGCGTGAAGCTGGCAGAGAGCCGCACCCTGATAGTTGGGCGGCGATTGAAGCTAAAAGAAAGTGGCTACGTGGTGAGATAACCAATAAAGAACTCAAGGCAGCAGCAGATGCAGCATGGGCAGCAGCAGATGCAGCATGGGTAGCACCATGGGCAGCAGCAGGGGCAGCAGCAGAGGCAGCAGCATGGGCAGTATTGCTAGCACCATGGGCAGCAGCAGGGGCAGCATGGGCAGCAGAACAATGCGAGAAGCTCAAAGAACTGCTGGAAGCGGAGAGCAAGAAATGAAAACAATATTTACCATTGCAGTGTCGCTATTGTTGTGTTTTTTACTGGGGTGGCTAACAGGGGCAGCAGTAAATATGGGAGATTGGTTCTGTTTTGATGATAACAAGGGAACTATAACTAGGCCAGAAACACGTGAAAGATATTTTGGTGAAGGAGAGGAAAAACCATAGAAAGAACGTGATTTTATTTGGTGTAATTTAGTTGACAGTAAAACAAGAACGGGGAGGTAAAAAGCTATGAGTAGTTTACATGAACTTTATCAAAAAACAAAAACAAATTATAATTACAGCGATTTCCCAGTTGGAACACATGTAAAGGTTGTAGTTCCTTGTCAGGATTTTAATTTCTTTTATGGTGAGACTGGGGAGGTAACTAAAAATACGGGTGGATACTTAGGTATTAGAGTAAAGTTTGACGAGCCAAGATATTTTAAAGATGGATCGGTTCAAAAAAGTTTTAATTTTAAGCCTTGTGATTTAATGCCAACGCAAAGAACCCCTATTTTAACTACGCATGAGCTTGACTTTACAAAAATTAAAACATTGGAGGATATAATTAACATTCTAAGGACAATTATAACTTTTCAAATAAGAGTTACAAAAGAACATGCACGACAATACGGGATCGAACATTTGTTGGCATATTCTGAATTTACGGGAGAGGATGATTGACTTTGTCAGTGACGCGGTAAAAAAAATATCTAGTGGGTTAGAGATTTTAAGAGAAAGCGGCAAGAAGTCTCCCACCTCTTAGCCTACCTTACTCACGAAGTGAGGGCGTAGGCGGGAGATGAATTGCGCCCCCAAAGTAAAAGAACCGTTGGGCAAACGGGGTTAGCTTGGTAATTATGCTGGCATTGGCCGGTACGTCCCAAGAAGCCCCCACCTCTCAGCGTTAGCGTAGGTGGTGGGAGTATGTCACGAGAAAGGATTAAAAATTAGAAAGGGCGTGATTTATGTTGTGCCATGTGAAGAAGGTGACGATTAAATGAATCATAATAACTGGAAGCCGATAACCGAACCACCCGAAAAAAGCGGGTATGTTCTGCTGGTATGCCTCCACCACTGATTGACGGCGTGGTTGTAACAAGCTAGAAAGGACTGATTAAATGCGCACGACAAAAATAATGGCAATTATAATCCTTATTTTACTAGCTACAGTTTTAACTCTGAATAGCAAATTAGTTGAACAAAAACACTTAAATATTTTCCTTGAACAACAATTAAAGTTTGAGAAACAACTTAATATCGAATTTCAAGAAAAAGAAGTGTTGGAGCAAGAAAACCGGGAGTTGGAGCAAGAAAACCGGGAATTAAAGCAAACTCTTTATGATCGCAGTTATACCATATCTAGGGCGGGCCGGACGAACACTGCTTTGATTATGACCATTACTCAACCGTCAGGTTTTTCTGCTGAAATGTTCGAGCAGGCCTTTGCCAACACTAACCTTGCCGGCATCGGCGAGGCCTTGATTATGGCCGAATCCGAACACGGTATAAATTCTCTAGTGCTGGCCGGGGTTGTTGTTCTCGAATCAGGCTGGGGACGGAGTGAAATCGCCCGTGATAAAAACAACCTGGCCGGCCTGGGAGCGTATGACGGGAATGAAACTTCCAGCGCAATCACATTCAGCAGCAGGACAAGCAATATCTTGTTCCTGGCGCGGCTCCTGGCCGTAGACTATGCGCCAGGCGGTAAATATTTCAGCGGTAGCCATGATTTAGAGGGCATTGGGAAGAGGTATGCGACCGATCCGAGATGGGCGAGAAAAGTCGCCAGGGTGATGCAGACAATTTTGAAAAGGGTCGCTTAATTTTTTGGGCAGAATTTGAAAATTTCAAAGAGAAGGAGGAATAAATTATGCGTACTGTGAGCGTTGTTTGTGAGAAACTGAATTTTTACAGCGATAACAAGTATATATCCTTGGATTTTACTTTCCAGCACGAAAACCAGAAATATAGCGTGCATAAATATTGGGCTCCTTGGACTTATAGGGGGTGCAGAAAGTTGCTGAGCGACATGAATAACGAGGACAAACTTAAAAAAATTATGGCAAAAATGGTAAAAGAAAAACTACAAAATGGAACAAGCCATTTGTGCAATAAGTACAAGGACAAGAGCATTGAAGTAACAGTTTCCATTTAGATAGCAGAAAGGAGCAAAAGCCATGACCTGGCTTGAGCTTGCCAAAAAATACTTTCCTGGCATTTCCAACGAAGAAGCAGACTTCATTCTCTGGGAGCTGACCTGCTTTCCTGTTGGGAGTGCAGCGCAAGTGGAGGAGCAGCTACGGCAACTGAAGAAAGAGAGGACAGAAAGGAGTAATTAAATGGAAACAGCGTATAAAGTTGAAAAATGGCTTAGACATGAAGTTGAGATTAAGGGTAAGTCGTTCTCCCAGGTGAGCAAAGAACAGGGCGTTTCTTCCGGCTCGATCCAATACTATGCCCAAAAATACGGTATTAGATCGGCTCACCAGCAAGTTTCTTCAGACTTCGCAGATCGGGGCCGGAAGCCCAAAAAATATGTCAGTCCATTTTCAAAAAAACTAGCAACGAACAAAAGAAAACAGCAAGTTCCCGAAATCGAAGTAGGGGACTATGTAGAGGTTGTAATATCTGGGTACTACAGAACAACCCTTCATTTTGCCGTGAGGGGCGAGGTTGTTTACAGTAACAGGCATTATTTCCAAGTTCTTTCTAAGGGTATCAGGGAAAGCGTGCTCCATATAGACGTTATAACCGGTCAAGTGAAGCTGAAAAAACATGTTAAGAAGGCTGACCTCGAGGATTGGGAACGAGGTAAAAAATTATTAGGGGGTGGCGAAAATGTGCATAGAGGCGAAAACGCTGGCGCAGAAGGAAGTTGCATTTGACGAAGCGCAATCAAAAAACACAGACACCGCTGAGGTTATCAAGGCCGGCAGAGAATTGGAAGTGGCTTTAAGGGAATACTTGAAATATTTGGAAGGTGACCAAATTGAATAAGAGATACAAAACCATTTACGCGGACCCGCCTTGGCCCGAGCGTGGCGGAGGCAAGATTAAGAGAGGCGCAGATAGGCATTATGAGCTTATGGGTGTTAAGGAAATTATGTCTTTGCCTGTTCAGGATTTGGCTGACCCGGAAGGTTGTCACCTTTACTTGTGGGTGACAAACAATTATCTGCTTGCCGGGCTTGGAGTGCTGGCGGCCTGGGGATTCCGGTATGTGACGAAGATCGATTGGTTTAAGGACAAGATCGGTCTAGGGCAATACTTCCGAGGCTTGACGGAGAGCTGTCTGTTTGGTGTTCGCGGAAAGTTGTCGTATAAAATCATCGACGGCAAGCGGCAGCAGGGAAAAACCGGGTTCTATGCGCCAAAAGGCAGGCACAGTGAGAAACCGGAGGAAATGCGGCAGATGATTGAAAAAGTAAGTTACGAGCCTAGAATTGAGTTGTTTGCTAGACAGGCGGTGGCGGGGTGGAGCGTAATAGGGCGCGACATCACTGGTTGTGATATTAAAGAGTTATTCTCAGATTCAAAATAATGCTAGGAGGAAGAATGATATGGATATTATATTGGGTAAGACCGGATTCCCGCATTATGTAATAGATTTTGATAAAGTCACAACGCTTGATGATGTGATCGCGATATTAAAAGCTTTTAATATTAAGGTTTATGCCGGAGAATCTACCGAGGTTATAAACTATTTACTTAAGGAGGCTGAACAATGTTAACAAGCAAAAAATTAAGAGAAATCCGCGCTGAAATTTTGGAGAAGGCAGAACAAATAATGGAAAGCAAGGCACAGGAGTACGGCCCGGTTGACCGCATGGAAAACTTTCGGCACCGGGCGGTTTTGTTGGGAGTGGACGGCCCGGCGAAAGTAATCCTGTCCGACCTGTCTAAACACATAGACGCGATCGTGCGGGCGGTGAACGCCGGCAAGTACGAATGGTGCTGGCAGAAAGAGGACGGTAGCGAGGGGCTGAAGCAGCGGTTTGCGGATACGATTAATATTTTGTTTCTGCTGGCTGGGGAGATTGCAGAAAGGCATAAAACAGGAGGGCATAAAGGCGTATTTAAGAGTGAGGATTGGTTGCTGCCAGGTACAACTGCTATACCTTGTTTAGAGGGTGAATCTCATGACTAAATTATACCAAAACAAGGAATGGTTACTAAAACAGCGAATGGCAGGCAAAGAAGTGCCTGAGATAGCCAGGGAGTGCGGCGCAAGCCAGGCGACTGTATACAACTACTTGCGGAAAGCAGAAATAAAGCCGCGGAAAGCAGAAATAAAGCCAAAGAAGAAGCGTCCTCTTTCACTAGTGCATGTATTCCTGAGAGACTTGCTGGAGTTTAGCAACGACTACGGAAAGCTGAATTACGGGCAGATTGGAAGGTTTATAAAGGAATGGAGGCGGGTGGTATGAGAAGTAAAATAACCGAGACTGATATTCGCAGGCAAATACAAGACTATTTAAGATTTAAAGGCTATTTCGTGTATTATAACCTTGCTTCGCTAGGTAGTTACCCGGGACTAAGCGATCTCGTGGCGATAAAAAACGGACAAGCCATCCATATCGAAATCAAAAAACCGAAAGGCAGGCAGAGCGAAAAGCAGGAACTTTTTCAAGCGGATTTGGAGGCTGTCGGTGGGAGGTATGTTATAGCGAGAGGGATTGAGGATGTGGAAAACTTATAAAAAACATAAGGGGGTGATGAAGAAATTGAATTTAAGTAAACTTTTATTCGAGTCTAAAAACCCAGAAAACAAAGAGATAAAGATACCAAAAGGAACTAAAAATGGCATTTGTGTAATGTGTGGACTAAAAATGGAAAATGGTTTATCAATGAAAGAATTAGTATCTGAAAATTTTACTGGTTGGGGAAGATTGTTTACCGGGGATGGTATTTGCCCATCATGCGCATTTATTTTTCAAAAAGAATTTCGTCGTAATTGTTGGGTTGTGTCAAAAGAGCTGTGTTTTCTTGAGCGTGCTGAAGTAAGCGAAATATTGTTTAATCCGCCAGAACCACCCTTTTTTGTTTATATTAGAAAGGCTGGAATGACAGGAGGAAGAAAACAAGGGTGGTTAGCTTGTTTGCATAAAGTTGCATGGAACAAAGACCATTATCATTTTGCACATGAAGAATTTGATATTCCAATTTGGTTTGAGCGTAAACAGGCGGAAAAATATTGGGAATTGATAGTTAATGCAATAAAACTAGGCATAAGCAAAAAAGCATTAAGGGGTGATATGAATGTTTATAATTGCAAAAAAGCATATCGGGCAGGAAAGTTAAAATTGATAAACGAAATTCGCAAAAATAAAGGAAATCCATTATGGGAGGTGTTGATCGATGTCTTTGCTATCCCTAAAAGAGGAAAGTGATGTAACAGAATTATTAGCTTTAATTTATAACAAAATTAATTGGCAGCGCATGAGAGGAAGAAACCCGCATGATGTGTTTAATCATCGTATCAGGGCAGCAACAAGTGCAGCAAATATTAATCAATTTGCCAGTAAGTTATGTAATTTTTTTGGATTACAATCTTTACCGATTGCCGCTGTGCCAATAATTAACCAGTTACGATTTAACGAAAAAAGGGTTTTAAATATCTTGCGTTTGGAACATGTTGCTTATGCTATGCTTTCTGTGATTCGAGCAAAAGAATTAAGGGAAATTAAGAAAAAACAAAAAATAAACCAGGAGGGATTTTTAAATGAGTAAATATAGAATAGAAGGAATTTTAACCGCTGTAGCTCCGATTCATCAAGGTGGTGACGAAAAAACGGGGTCAACTCCAATATTACGAACAATACCCCTTTACCTTGAGAGCTTGGATCAGATTATTGCTTTTCCCTATATTTCGGGCAATTCAGTAAGAAACAGTAACCGCCGAAGATTGGTAAAAGAATTTTTTGATATTTTAGGGTATGAATGTAAGCATAAAAAAGTCCACCATATTTTCAATTCAGGTGGCGGTGGGTATGAAAGTACTGAAGGAGCAAGCGGAACAATTGATTTAGAATTTCGGCGAATGATTTACAAATGGATTTTACCGTTAGCTTTGCTCGGATGTTCAATTGGTAATCAGGGAATTGAAGGTAATTTGATTGTTGAGCATATGTGGCCTATTTGTGAAGAATATTCGTTTTATGCTCCAAGTTCTTCTGTTTATCAAAAAAATCCTCGGGCAAAAATGTCTGTTCGGGAATTTATTGGCGGGGCGTTTTTAACTAGACGAGATGATTTGCGAACGGAAAGAACCGAAGGAGAGCAAGCCGTACAAATGAAAGTTGATTATGAAGCATTTGGAATAGGTACGCAATTTTACCATGCTTGGGCCTTGAAAATAAAAAATAATTTGCATGCTTCTTGCTTGGCTCGCTTAATTGAATTATGGAAAGAGGAACCTTTTATTGGCAGCCGTTCAGCGGGTGGCGATGGGAAGCTTAAATTGCAGTACGAAATGAACGATACCGGCGATGAATATTTACAATTTGTGCGAGATAACAAAGAACAAATTTTGGGTGTAATTTATGAAATAGAAAAGCGGGTGTAGGCATGAGTGACCAAAAATATTTTTGGGAGTTACTAGAAAAAAAAGATTTGTTACAACAGGGGATTTTTAAACCATTTCGTTTGACTTTCCGATTAGCTAGTCCAATTTGTTTGACAAACCCCTGGATGTATTTCGATGGGCTTATGTCACATTTACTTTTATTTTACGGCTTAGGCGAGGAATATTTTTTGTTACCGAAGAAGCAGATACTTAAGTTTCCGCCTAAATGGATGAAATTACCGTTTAAGAAAACGGGTAGCATATATCATGCTTCGGTCTCACAGCTTATACCTGACGTGCCAGTGAAAACTACAAATATTTATAAACGATTTGAAACAGGTGGATCAGATAATCTTAATATGAAGAAAGTTTATCGGGGATCGGGTTATTTCCGTGATTACATTTTACGGCAGCCTATTTTTGCTGTTCGCTATGTAAACTTTTTTGGCAACGGAGATATTGTTTTTATTGGCAAATTGTTAGACGAGTTAATTGTTGGACTAGGCAATGATTTTAGGATTGGGTTTGGGCTGATTCGAGATTGGGAAATTGAAGAAACAGAAGAAGATATGTCTTTGATTTGGCAAGAGAGAGCCATGAGGCCTATTCCTATACAAATGTGTGCTAGGTACGAAGAAGTTGTGAGTATGAGTTTTTGTTCGCCATATTGGGATCCGCGCAATGTTACTGAATGTGTTCCGCCTGGTGGAATGTGTGTTTTGAAATGAACATACAGACTTGGCGTAGAGTTTTAATAAAATGGGCTGACATGGATGAACACAAAAAAAAAGTTCAAATAACACAAGCGTTAATTGCTAATGCTTTGGCAAAAGCAAAAAAACCTTATTGTGCTGTTTCTGGTGGAAAGGATAGTACGGCAATGGCACATTTAGTATTGCAACATAATTCTAATGTTATGTTTCTGCATTGGGATTATGGCCCGTATTATATTCCGCGATGGTTATATAAGGAAATTTTAAGCAACTTACGAAAAATCGGTGCCAATGTCCGAGTGGAAACATCAAAAGAATACTTGAGGTTGAAACGGCTAGCAATTAATGTTTTAGGAAGGGAATATTTAAATAAGCTAATTCCGTGTCTTAAAAAAGAAGGATATGATTTAGCGTTTGTTGGTATACGAAAAGAAGAATCGCTTAAAAGAAAAAGAAGAATCCGTAGTAAGCAAAACATAACAGTAATTCCGGAATGCTGGCCTCTTCAAGATTGGACATATAAAGATGTCTGGGCTTATATTTTTAAAAACAACTTACCTTATGCTTCTATTTATGATAAATATATTGAAGCACAGGGATTAAAGCAGGCCCGGTTTGCAACCTTTTTTGATCCAGAATTTGATAAACTTGGAGCACAACAACTTGACGGAATCCTTATGTGGAAGGATCGTCATTTGAAGGAGATTTAATATTGAAATAAGGGAGCGCACTTAGGGAGGGATAAACATGGAAGAAGGCTGGAAAGAAGTTATGGCTTTGGCGCGGAAATACGGTTTTATTGTTCAGGCTTACGGCGGGTTGGCAACGTTGGCAACGCATGAAGTCCAGAAGAAGCATTTAGGGGAAGAAAGATATTTGCAGATTCAAAAAATGAACGGGCATTAATTTCCAGGAGGGTTGACCTTGAAAGGTAGAAAAATTGTTGAACAATGCAAAAAATGTGAGAAAAAGACAATGACGGGCTATTGTAGTGTTTTTGATGATCCTGCCTTTTTTTGGCGGGACGGGAAAGAGTGTTGGGGGTTTACGAACGATCCTAATTGGAATAAAGACTTTATGCAGTCTTTAGAACAATATAAGAGGGAGCATCAAAATGAATAAAAATTTATTTAAATACATCGAAAAAACATTATATACTTACAAAAAAATTCCCTTAATGCTTAAAAATAAAAAATATGAACTTGAAACAGTTATGCCGAAAGCTAGTTCTAGTGTGGTTAAATTAGATCATAACGCTAAAAGAAACAAGGACACAACTCAGTATTGGGCTATTAAACGAACAGAAGGTAAATTAAGCAAAGAAATAGAGCATTTGGAATGGTTCTATAGCAGTATTACCGAATTATTAGAAGTTGTGAAAAAGGAAGAAAAAATTTTTATGGATTTGAAATACAATAAGGAACTGGACAGAGGAGACATAATGATGAAACTTGGCTGTGGCGAATCCAAGTTTAGCGATATCAGGAAAGAATTTATTGAAGATGTGGCGCAATGCCTGGGTCAGAGAGTTTGGGAATTGTCAAGCATTTTTCGGTAATCGGGAATTTTTCGGGAAAAAATCGGGAATTTTTCGGGAAAAAATCGGGACTAATTTTCTTGCAATGGATAGAATAGTTATATTATAATTAAAATGGAAGAATTGGCGAATACGGTTTTTGCCCGTGTTCGTCTTTTTATTTTAAGGGAGGGAAGAGCATGAAAATACAATGCATGGCAAGTTTGCCGCCTATACAATCAGCGTTGAATTACGGTGCTGACGGATGCAGAGTGAAGCTGGACATTCCAGAGAGCGACATTGCCGAAGCGGTAAAATTAATAACATTGCGGGGTAAGGCGTTTAAGATTACGATTGAGGAAGCATGATCCCCGAGGTGAGATACTTCGTCCAGAACAGAATCTTTGCCAACAATGAAGATCAGGCTGCTATGCTGATACGAGACCAACATAGAGAGTACGAGGGAAAACTTACAATAATTTCCCAAAGTCATATACTTTCAAATTGGCACGAATACATGTTGGAATTGGTTAACAAAGAACGTTGTCCAGCCGGATTAGGTCCGTGATTGGTGAGTAATCACGGGGTTTGTAACAGCACCGGGGATAGCATCCCCGGCCCGACGTCCATAAGGGCGTCTCTAAAATTTCCACCGGTGGAAGGAGCCGTCCTGGCCCACACCTGGGGCGGCTTCATTACCCTTGAAAGAATGTTAAAAATGGACTTTAATTTCAATCCCGTTCTCAAACCCACCTACAAAAAGAAAAAACGCCGAGGGTTCAAGGGCAAGGCGAGCCCATACTGCCAATTTTGCGGAAGAGTAGGGTATACCGAGAGACACCACATCATACCGAGATCGCGCGGCGGGGAGGACACGGAAGAGAACAGGATCGACCTTTGCGTGTATTGTCACGGGAAGGCGCATGAAGGCAAAATTAAGCCGGAGGAGCTTAAAAAGAAAAAGGGAGGAAAATAAAAATGTTAAAGAAAAAAGATAAAATGAATTACCAAAAGTGTTATGGTTGTGAGTTCTTTGCAAATACGTCTCGGTTCGAAGGTTTGGTTGAGTTTATTTGCCTGATAACAGGGGAGCAGCTATGTTTAACTAGCTGTGTCCACAGGAGAGTAACCAAAAAAGGGGACGAAACTGACAATATCGATTCTTTGGCAGATAAAGTGATGTCTCTTATAGACAAGCGTACCCGTTGTATAAAAAATAATGTTTAAAAAGGAGGAAGAACCATACAGAAGAAATTTTAAAAACTAAAAAAAAATTAGGGGAGGAGAATTAATTTGAGGATTTACGAAAAAAAAGAGGTTACAGTTGTTAAGAATATCGAGATAGGAATATCTTGTGATGTTTGCGGGGGGAAAATAGACAAAGATTTTTTTTATCAAATTACCACAGGGCATGAAGATTGGGGCAATGATAGCGTTGAAAGCATAGAAGAACGAGACGTTTGTTCTGATGAATGTTTACGAGCAGAATTAGAAGCATATTTGGAAGAAAAACATTTAACTAAATATTTTGAAATAGAAAGGCAAAAACTGCCAGAAAGATTTAAAAGTGAGGGAGGAAACAAATAATGGCAATGGTTAGTATTAAGTTTGGCAAGGAGCTTTGCGAAATTCTTGGTATAAACCCAGACAAAGTTCAAAAAATTAATTTGCGTGTTGAGGTTGGCAAGTTGCTTTGTGCAGATGTAACCAGATTAGTCGCGGACGAAGAAGCAAACGCGGTTGTGTCTTGTTTGGAAAAATACGACATTAAACTTATGGAAAAAGAAGAGAAGAGCTACGGAAGATTGTAAACAATGCCATACAAACCTAAAACACCCTGCCGACATCCAGGCTGCCCGGAGAAAGCAGAAAAAGGCGGGTACTGTGAAAAACATAAAAAACAGATTAGGAAGAAATACGACAACGAAAGAGGAACATCCGCACAGAGAGGCTATGGGGCAAGATGGCAGAAAGCGAGGAAGATATACTTAAGGGAGCATCCGTTATGCGTGAAGTGCCTTGAAGAAGGACAAGTTACAGCAGCAACGGTAGTTGATCATATTATACCGCACAAAGGGGATTATGGATTATTTTGGGATGTAGATAATTGGCAAAGTTTGTGTGAACGACACCATAATGAAAAGACCGCCAAAGAGGACGGGGGATTTGGGAAGTAAAAACAAGGAGGGAAACAAAAATGATATGTCCTGTTTGCAGAAAACACTACATTAAAGATGAAAGCGAAGCAAAAGAGGTAAGGGAAAGAATTGGCTGCTTATTAGAAATAGGGCAGGCTGCAGAAAATATTGATAAGGTTTCCGTGATAGAGGCGATAATTTGGGCAGAAATAAAGGATACAGAAATTATGAAGTCAATGATTATCAATGCCATTAAGCTAGCAAATGCGGCACGATGAGGGAGAGTGTGGGGAATAAACCCAAAAAACATAAGCGGTAGAGGGGTAAAGTGGGGAGCAACCTACGGGTAGGGGGGGTAAAATTCCTCAGGAGTGGGGGATACCAGAC